GTGCGATCCGGCGGCGTGGGATTACATCCGGCCCATCCTGGTGGAGAACGGCGGCTGGGCCCTGTTCATCTACACACCCCGCGGTCGCAATCACGGCTGGGATATGTGGCGTGCAGCGCAGGCCAGCGCTGCCCGGTGGTTCGCGTCGAAGCTCACTATCCGGGACACGCAACGCGAGGATGGAACTCCCATCGTCACCGAGCAGCAGGTGGCGGACGAGAAGGCCGACGGCATGTCCGACGACAAGGCCGAGCAGGAGTTCTTCTGCTCCTTCGCCGCCGGGGTCGAGGGTGCCTACTTCGCCCGTTATGTCGAGCGGGCACGGGAGGAGGACCGCATCGGCTCGGTGCCGTGGTCCTCGCGCTACGCCGTGCACCTGTACTTCGACCTCGGCATCGACGACGCGACAGCCGTATGGTTCGGGCAACGGGTCGGGTGGATGCGCCGGTGGTTCCTGTACCTGGAGTTCCACGACCGCGGGCTGTCCGAAGTGTTCCAGGAGCTGGCTGCGATGCCCTATCGTTACGGCAGCATCAACCTGCCGCACGATGGGCGCCAGCGTGACAAGGGCACGGGGCGTACGCTGGTGGAGTATGCCGAGGACGCGTGGGAAGGCCAGCGTGCGCAGGTGATTGCCCACCCGGCCGGCAGCAAGCAGGATTTGATTGATGGGGGTCGGGTGCTCATCGGTCAAAGTTACTTCGACGAGGAAGGGTGCAAGCGTGGGCTAGACTGTCTGCTGAACTACCGCAAGATTTGGGACGAGCGGCGCAAGGTGTACCAGCAGCAGCCTTTGCACGACTGGGCCAGCCACGGCGCCAGCGCCTGGGAGTTAGCGGGGATGCTCGACATCGATCAGCCCGTGCACGAGTACGGCGACGCAGCGCACACCCCCCGAGTCCATGCGCAGGTGAACGGGAGCATTCGACGGTGAGCAGTCTGCAGGATTTGAGTAATGAGATGGTGGGGTATGCCCTCACCCACCCGCGCACCGAGTCGAGCGGAACCAGGGGTCTGGTGGACTTTCAGCGGGACGTGCAGGTAGGGAAGTTCCGCCTTCGGATCACCCTCACCTTCGAAGCCCGGCAGAATCTGCCGGGGCCGGTATGGTGCTGCGGGATCTGCATCATGCAGGGTCCGGCGACGGTCCCCACCGCGGAGTGGTCGCGCGTCCACCGTAAACTTGCACTTCGTCTGGCGATGACCGTGCTCGGCAATGTCGGGGTGCGCGGAATCGACAACGAGCAGGTGATCCCCATGAATTTCGGTATGTCGTACGTACGGCCGGCTGGTGCCCAGGACATGGCGTTCATGGCCGAGGTGATCGAAGCCCGGCGTGCGGTCCATTGACCAACGAAGCAATCAAGAAAGTCGCACGTCCCATCGTCGCTGCGCACGCTCGCGCCGACGACCCCCACGGCGATCGGCAATACGCCGACACTGCCATCGATCAGCGAGTCGCAGGGTGGCGCAGCGCGGCACCTTCCTCGGACTGGGAACCCAACGGGGCTGACCAGTGGGTGGGTGGGGCAGAACGACACCCGGAAGGGGTGGCGATCGGCGTGCCCACTGGCGACCCGCAAACCCCCGGGATTCAGGGTGTGGTGGCGGCGCTCACCGGCGCTTCGAACACAGGCCTGGTCGTGGTGGGATACGTCGACCAGGCCACGGTGCGAGCGCCGGACCTCGGCGTCCAGGCGAACGCACCCCTGGAGCTGGCCGGCTCGCCGGTGCTGCTGACTGGCCCGGTGTACGTCGAGGTATCGCAGGCCCTGACCGAGGACCGCTACCTACTGCTCGGTGCCTCTTCCCAGCAAGCGGACGGCCGGCACATGGCCCCACTACTTGCCGGCCCGCAGTATTTGCCGGCGCAGCTCGAGACGGCCATCGATACCCGGGACATATCGCTCGACGGGGTCGACACTCCCGAGCTGGTCGTGTCGCTCACCCTGGCGAACGCTTACGCAGCCATCGCTTCATCCTTCGCCTATGAGGTGCGGCTCTCCGAGGAAGGGGGCCGGGATACAGACTTCACCGTGGAAGTGTGGGTGAACGAAGGTGCAGGGTTTCAGCTGGTGCTCAGCGACCACTACCGGTTGGCAGGACAGGCGCTGAACGTCAGCTACAGCACGCCGATCACCACCCCGGCGGCTGCAGGGGACATAATCGAGCTGCGGGTGTCTGCCCTCGGTTCGAATCCGAATGCCGATCCCTGGGTGCGTGGCGCCACGCGCGCCTCTGAATTGACCATGAGGCAGGGTTGAGATGGACGCGAACGAAATCGTAAACCGCTACGACAGGCTGGTGGGTGAGCGTAAACAGCTCGACTACACCTACGAGCTGATCGAGCGGTTCATCATGCCGGGCAAGGGGCGGTTCTTCCAGGAAGGCATGGACCTCGAAGAGTCCATTGATTTCCGGCATCGCGAGCTGTTCGACATGACCGGCCCGATGTCCAATACCTCCCTGGCCAGCAACCTGCACGGTTCGCTTACTTCACCTGTGGCGACGTGGCACTACCTGGAGTTCCGCAACGACGAGCTGAACGATCTGGCGGACAGCTCGGAGTGGATCGAGGAGTGCAACAGCAACGTCGCTTCGTCCATTCGGGAGTCCAATTTCAACAACGAGGTGAACGAGTTCTACCAGGAAGCCTCGGGCTATGGCACCGCGGTACTTCTACACGAGGAGGTGGGCGGCCCGCTCGGCGAATGGAACGGTCATTCTTTCAAGGCACCGATGCAGCGCGAGATATACTTCGAGGAGGACTGGGACGGGAAGCCCTTTGCCACGTACCGGTATCGGCAATACACCCCACGGCAGCTGATCGATCGCTTCGCCGACTGCCCCGAGCACGTGAAGCAGAAAGCGGAAGGCACGGACGGCGGATCTGAGAAGCTGACCGTCATTCACTGCCTGTATAAGCGGGAACTGGGGCCCGAGGACATAGTCAATCCGCCCGATCGTAGTAAAGCCCTGGCGCCGGAGCGGCGCGCGTACCAGGGGAAATACATCCTGTACGACTCCCGCGAGCAGCTCGGCAAGCCCGACGGCTATTATGAGTTCCCGGGCTACATTCTCCGATGGTCCCGCACGGCGGGCTCGAAGTTCGGGCATTCCCCGGGGATGATCGCCCTGCCCAACATCCTGAGCCTGAATCAACTTGTCGAGATGATGCATGCGGCCACCTCGAAGACGGTGGACCCGCCGATGAAGACCACAGCCCGCGGGGTGGTCGGAGACCTCTATCTACGGTCGGCCGGGCTCACCGTGGTGCGCAGCATCGACGATCTGCAACCGCTCATGCCTCCGCAGGCCTACAACATCAACGCCGGCTGGCAGGACGTGGAGTATCTCGCCCGCGGGATCCGCCAGGCCTTCTTCGCCGATCAGCTGGAGCTGAAAGAGTCCCCGGCCATGACAGCCACCGAGGTGAAAGTGCGCTACGAGCTAATGCAGCGCATGCTCGGGCCGACGCTCGGGCGGGTGCAATCGGACTTCCTCGACCCGCTCATCGAGCGCAGTTTCTGGATGATGTCGCGCAAGGCGGCCCTGCCGCAGATGCCCGAGGTGGTGGCAGAACTCGGTGGCGACATGGACGTGCAGTACGTGGGGCCGCTCGCCCGCAGCCAGAAGATGCAGGGGGTAGATGCAGCCGAACGCTGGGCAGCCTTCATCGGCGGCCTGGCTCAGCTCAACCCGGAGGTGCTCGACGTGCCCGAGTGGGACGAAATGGTGCGCGAGACTGCGGAGATCCTTGGCGTGCCGGCGAAGTGGGTGGCCGAGGCGACCGTGGTCACCAAGAAGCGCGACCAGCGCAAGCAGCAGATGGCGCAGCAACAGCAGCTGGCGGCGGCAGAATCTGCCGGCCGGGCCGTGAAGGATGTCGCCGGGGCTGCAGCGGCCGCCCCTGAACTGGCGGCCGCGGGCTGATGGCGGCGGGCTTCGACCTCGGCGCCGACGGGCTGGCCGCGCGCTCGACGGCGGTGACGAAGCGTCCGGTTCGCACCCCGGTGGTGGACACCCGGGAGCGGGACACCATCCGCGCCGCTTTCCGCTCCCCCAACGGGCAGGAAGCGTTGAGACTTCTGCGCGTGTTGTTCAAGCACCGCGGGGCGTACCACACCGACCCCCACTTCGCGACCTACCTGAACGGGCAGCGGAGCGTGGTCGAGTACATCGAGGAGCAGATGACCGATGAGTGACGATCCCAATGCACCCGCAGCCCCGGCCACCCCGACCACCCCGGCCAGCGAGCCGGCCGCCCCGGCCGCACCGCCAGCACCGGCTGTCGAGGACTGGCGGGCCGAACTGCCCGAAGAGGTCCGCTCCCACGCGCTCGTCACAGAGGCGAAGGACGTTGCCGCGCTCGCGCGCCAGGCGATCGACCTCCAAGCGTATCAGGGCAGCTCGATCCGTATCCCCTCGGAGCACGCCTCGGCGGAAGACCAGCAGGCCTTCCGCGAGAAGCTCCGGCAGCACGTGCCGAACCTGATCGAGGCGGACCTCACGGACACCGAGGCGCAACGCGAGCTGCAGCGGCGCATGGGTCTGCCCGAGGAGGCGGCCGGGTACGTTCGTCCCGAGTTCGAGCTCCCGGAGGGAGTCGACCTCGACTACAGCATGCTGGACACGTTCCAGCCGCTGGCGCACGAGGCCGGGCTCACGCAAGGCCAGTTCAACACCATCGTCGAGAAGTTCACCGCGGCCAACGTTGAAGCGGCGACGGCAGCCCGGCAGCAACACATCCAGGGCATGGAGGCGCTGCACAAGGAGTGGGGGTACGCCTTCGACAGCAAAATGTCGGCGGCCAAGGTCGGGGCCAAGGTATTCGCCGATGCCGGTCTAGAAGTGTTCGCGGGCGACGACCTCACCGTGATGGGGGCGAGCACGCTTCGGGCGCTGGCCGAGGTGGGCTCACGCCTCGGCGGCGAGGGTTCGTCCCTGGAGAAGGATCCCGGCGGCGCGGCCACGACGCACATCACGCCGGCCGAGGCGAAGCGCCAGCGCCAGGAGATGCTGTCCAACACCGAGCACCCGATGTGGGACCGCTCGCACCCGGCGCACGATACGGCCCTGGCCGAGTACCGGAAGCTCACCGCGCTGATGCTCGGGCCGGAGGGGCAAAAGGACCACGCGGTGGCCACGGTGGTGGGCGATCCGAGCGAGTTGCCGGGCGCTGCGTAGTGCGCTACCCTCCAATTCTCGGGGTTGCGCGGCTCGGGGTGGATCCTGTCCAAAGGGATCCGCCCCGGGAAGTGTCCCGGGGAACCTGCCCGGTGCGAGCAGTGATCGCGCAAGCAACGAGTCCGGCAACGGGTTGCTCCGAGCGAAACGACGCCGGCCACGCGGTGGCCGCTGAACTTTCGTCCGACGGAGACTAGCCCGTGGCAATCACCATCAGTAACGCCTTCATCCAGGAATTCGACGGTGTCGTCCGACACCTGGCGCAGCAGGGGGACTCCCGGCTGCGTCCCCACGTCTACGAGACCCCGGTAGGGGGCGAGGCGTACAGCTTCGAGCGTCTCGGTGCGACCAGCTCCACGCGCAAGACCGGGCGCCGGGTGGCAACGCCTTTCGTCGATGCGCCCTGGACCAACCGCACCGCCACGCCGGTCACGGACCAGTGGGCGGACACCATCGAGCACGCCGATAAGGTGCAGATGATCGTCGACCCGCAGTCGTCCTACGCGCAGAACGGGTCGATGGCGATGAAGCGATCGATCGACGACGAGCTGGTCGACTCGGCCACCCGCGATGCTGCGGACAAGGCGGGTGGTACCAACGCCCTGCCCGCGGGGCAGATCAAGGGTGACGGGCTGACCTCGTTCAACCTGGCGTTCATCTCCGAGGTGAACGAGACTTTCCAGACCAACGACGTGGACCCGGACGAGCCGAAGTGCTTCGTAGTCAGCCCGACCGAAGTCCGGCAGATGCTGAACGACGCCACGCTGACCTCGGCCGACTACATGTCGGTGAAGGCGCTGCAGGCGAACGGCATGATCCACAACTTCCTGGGGTTCACCTGGGTGCTGTCGAACCGGCTCGCCATTACGACCACGACCAACAACTTTCGGTCCAACCTCGCTTTTACCAAGCGTGGGATCGGGCTCACGGTCAATCAGGATCTGTTCATCCGCATCGCGGAGCGCGCCGATCTGTCGCACCTCATCCAAGTCTACATGGAGTGGACCATGGGAGCCGTACGGGTCGAGGACGAGCACGTCGTCGAGGCGCGTTCGTCCGAGCTGTACGTTCCGTAACACCTGAAGCCGGCAGAATCTGCCGGCCTGGAGACGCGACACGATGGCGACAGCGAAAAAGGCAGCCCCGCCGGGGCTGCGCTACACGGAGCCCCAGCGGCGCGAGGTGCTCCGGATCCTGCGCATGCGGGCCGCGGGGGACGTGGACTATTCCAACCCCTCGATCCTCATGCGCTACAAGCTCCAGCCCGACCGCATGGCGGACTACCTGAAGGTATGGGGTGAGAAGTCGAAGGAGGACTACTCGTCCCTCCTCCACCTGCCCGGGGAAGCCTCCGAGGAGCCGCAGCATGAAGTCCTCTCGTAACCCCCACGAGGTCGGTCCCGACCTCGCGCGGAACCGGGGGATGAAGCCCCCGGCGTCCGTCGGGATCGCGGGTTTCAAGGCGCACAGCCCGCGCGCTGGTCAGGGTCGGGGCGGCTCGTCCGGTCCTGGCACCCCTTCGCCGTCCTTCGGCGCGGAGACCACGTCCCTGGGCTTCGGCTCGGGGAGGGTGTCCAAGCCCGGCGGCCCCACCAAGACCCGCAAGGGGAAGGGGCCGAAGTCCGGCCCTGGTCCCGGCGGGATCGGCGAGACCGGTACCGGCGCCCCCTGGGGCTGACGAGGAGGGACCACCATGGCACGCAAGAAGAAAGGCGACCGGCGCACGGGCGTTGCAACTCGGCGCACGTCCAGCGACGCCACGCGCCGCAAGGAGGGGGACGCCAAGCGGCGTCGGTCGAGCGCGGCGATGCGGCGCAAGACGGGCGAGGCCTCGCGGCGGACTTCCAGTACCAAAAGCACGCGCAGGCGCTCGCAGTGAAGCGGGCGGCGCACAGCGGCAACAAGCCCCACCGCTCGCCACGGAAGCACGTGGCGTGCGGCGGGGACGTGGCCCAGCCGCTCTCGACCGATCCGCCGGTAAAG